CGAATGATTGCAGCCGGATTGTCGGACCATTCAACAGTTGAAGTTGTTGGATTTTCAACCTTTGCGCCACGAAGGACGCACCGATAATTTGTGCTGATGCCGTTTGGGTAAGTCTTTAAATAAAGATCATTTGAAACTGCAAATTGTGTTGAATAAAGAAGGGCGATACCCCTTCCTCTGTGATCGGTTGTCCATTCTGCAAATTCACTGACAAGGTTGGTGAAGGCTGTTTGTGTTGTTGTTCCAAGTTCTGTTAGAATGCGCGGGCGTTCAGTACCAAGAGTCGAAAACGGTTCGCCAGTGGTCACGATGCCATTAACGTCAACGGTTACTTGAGTGTCATCAATCCAATACTCTTCTATTGCGTCAATTTCGCCGTGCGCCAACGCTATGACTTTGTGAAAATTACCGTTTTTGCTTTCTGCAAAGGTCCAAGGCCCACTGGTTTTAACACGTCCATAATGCTTGAATCTTGGAGCAATCGCTTGTCGCGTTGACTGCTGTACGTCCTCAGGCGTTGGCTGATTCGGTCGACGCGCCCCCGGCAAAAGGGCCGATGCAAGAAAGCTTAAGCCCAGAGAAAGGCCGATTTTTAACGCTGCGCCAATGATAGGCATTGCCGCCAGCGCCGAAACAGAAGCGGCAATTGCAGACACAACTGGAATCACTTGTGGCATTGCCAAGCCCTTAATATGTTTGTTTTTTCGGCTTTAATTCCGATAAGTCCGGTTTCGTGCCGCGTGTGCCAAAATGTACCGTCGAAAAGCGCCATTGCTACCATTGAATCGGTTAATCGAATCAATCCAATATCGCCGATTTTGGGTTTTTGGGTTTTGCAGAACCCTGCGCTTTTCATGACGCGACAAACGGCCTTGACAATTCCACCGCGCTCGGAAAGCCACGCACGTGCCTCTTTTTCGTTGCTGTGCTTGCGACCATAAATATCAAGCGGCGAAATATTAAAAAATGTATCAACATAAGTATTGACAAAAGAGCAACAGTCTGTTTCACCCCAAACAAAGGGCTTTTTTGCTTCTCCTGCAATATAGTTAATAATCTGGATACGTGAAGGTTTTGAAAAGTAAAGGATGCACAAACTGCAATGCCTTATCGCCGGGGAAACGTGTTTGTTGATCGCGGTCAGTGAAACGGCCTTGGGGAGGCCGCGAGCGGTTGAACAGTGCATTTTCCGCTGTCACTGTGATCGTTTGAGTTGCGCCAATGTCTGCGCCTGCCGCTGTGCGTTCGACTTCTGGCGGCTGCATAAATCCAAAAAAAACAGGAATTGGCGTTGCGCTTGGCTGCCAATCTTCATCAAAAAATTGCAAGTAAATTGTTGCAAGTTGCTGATTTACTTCTGGCGTTTGTTGTAGTGTGAGCGAAAGAATGTTTATGTCTTGTTCTGGAATGCCACTAAGCGTTAAAGTGACTGCTTGGGACTGTGTGCTGCTTGTTTGCCCAAGACCATCAATTTGACCAAGGCCGTGCATAGGTAGGTAAACATTGCCATCAATAGTTAGTTGATGATGCCCATTCCAAACGTAAAGTGTATCTGTCGCAAATTCCATCTTGACAAGAAAATCAAGACGCGGAGCGCGTTCTTTGAACGCAGCAATTTGCTCTGTCGTAAAAAAAGCCATTATAAATACTCAATAAATTCAAGAGACTTGAAACCTTGTCTATTGAAGTTCAAAGGCAAGTGCATCTCATTATCAGAAGCAAGCCGAACCTTGAGTCGCGGCCTTGCAAAATCAAGATAGTTATAAGTGTCAACGGATTCCCGCAATGGTAGCGAAAGCTTGATTGTTGCCGTTGTCGCTGTCTGTGATGTGATTGATTTAATTTCGTAAAGCCTTCCAGTTATTGAAAAGCGTTGTCCCGGCTCTAAGTCTGCGCTTGAAATTTTTGTGACTGAAAGTGTGGTGCTTCCGATTCCTGCTGCTTCTGCAACACGAACATCAATATAACCTTGCGCATAAAATGAACCGTCGCTAAACCCAGAATTGTCCGAGTGCGTGACGTTATCCACATTAGCACAAAATGATTGCCTTGTCAACCCCGAATTAAGAGGTGCGCGGTCCCAATCGTAAACAGGAATTAGAATTGCATTGGCTTGACCGTCTGCAAAAGAAGCGATTGCCCGCCATGTTTTGATCATTTCGCGTGTATAAACTGGCACGTTCTCAAAAACAACACGCCAAAGCCCCGCGCTGTTCGAAACAACTTGCGCAAAACCGTTTGTTGCAGTTGGGCCACGCAAATTGCGCGGTGCAACGTCGGCTTGAACGCTTTGAGGTTTTAGCAATTTTTCAGGCCATTGGATTGCCACAATTAAAAGTTCCTGTTTTGAGCTTCCGCCATCATGCCGGGTAAAGACGCTTTTGTCGTCTTTTGGCCTTGTTGTACCGAGACTTTAATAATTTCGGGCGCGGCGTTTTTGATTTGCATGTCTGCAATGCCTGCGATTGCACTGTCATCTGTCATAAGGTGAATGGTGAAATCCACTTTTTGCATTCCGCCACCGACCTGTGGTGCCGTCATTGAAGAGGGCACACGCACGTCAACCGGCACGTTTCCGCCGTTGGGCAAAGGGATGACGGCTTCTTGGCCGTGAACAATGCCACGCGCTTCGCCACGCCGCCCACCCGTGTTTGCAGTGCCTGAAGAAAAGCCAAAGAGCGATCCAAGGCCGCCAAGAATGCCACCAAAAAGGCCGCCGCCTTTGCTGCCACCGCCGTCAAAAATGGCATTGATTGCAACATCAAGAAGCTTATCAGCAACCTTGTTCAATGCCCCGGCAAGCGCTTCTGCGCCGCTCTTGCCATTTTTTAAATCAGTTATGAAGCCTTTAAAAACGTCCGCGCCGAACGTTCGCATTTCTTCAGCGCGTTGTCTTATTTTGTCTTGACTTTCAGCAAGCTGTTCTGCCGCTACAACCGAATTTGCATAACTTGTTGCAAGTTCATTGATCTTGTTTTTTAAATCTTCTGTGAGCGGAATGCCTTCACGCTTTGCAGCGTTTGTCAATGTAGAAACTGCATTCGCTTTTTCTAGCGCAAACCCATAGTCTTCAATCAATGGATTGAGATTTGACATGGCCTGCGTTTCAGCCATGATTGCGCCTGTGAGTTCGCGCATTTGTTGAATTTCGCGCTGAAAATCGCTTGCTTGTCCGCCGCCGCCGCCGCCGCCGCCGCCGCCGCCGCCGCCGCCACCAAACGGCGGCGGTGGTGGTGGTGGTGGTGGCGGCGCTGAACGCCGCAAATCAACAACGTTTTCCATTGCGCTCGTGCTTGTGTCCGCACGGCCTCGCGCTCTTTCATTAGCAGTGACTTGCAAGCCTGCAAACGCCGGTGACAAATAATCTGCGGTCCTTGCGTCGAACGCATCAACATACGCTGCGGCTGCGGCCTTGCCCGCGCCTTCATAATCATTTTGCAAACGCCCAAGGTCAATCTGCCCAAGCGTTCCGACGCCAGCGCCAACAGAGTTTAGCCCCTCAAGAACCTTGTTGACCATAACAACAACAGCGTTTAAGCCTCTTTCGACGCTGGCGATCATGCCATTCATTGCAGAGATTGCAGCTTCGCCGATTGCTGCTGGCAGTTGTGTGAATGTCGCATGAATTGTCTTGTAAAGGAAAACAAAATCGCCAATCAAGCGGTTCACAAGTGTTTTGATGCCAGCACCAAAGTCTTCAAATTCGATTTCAGCGCCGCCCAGTGCTTCACTTATAGAAGTTGCAATTTGTGCCGATGCCTCTTCAAAATTGCGCGTTGCTTCGTTCGCTGCCGCTGATACTTTTTCCCACGCAACTGCACCAAAATCGCCGAGCGTTGCAAGATTGTTTTGTATTGGTAGTATTGTGTCTTGAAATTCAAGAAAAGCAAGTGTTGCTGCGCCCGCTGCCGTGATCAGAATACCAAGCGGATTCGTAAGCCCCAGAACACTTAAAGACAAAGAAAGCGCACGTGTTGCGGTTGCCATGACGCCCATGCCTGCGGCTGCACTTAATGCGCCTGCGGCAACTCGTGTTGCAAGAACGCCTGCAATAACAACAAGCACGTTCGAAAGGCTTCGTGTTTTTTCTTCTGAATCGCCAAGAGTTTCCGCGTAGCCAGACCAGTAACGTACCAAGTCACTTAGTGCCTGCGTAACGCCACGCAAATTACTTGATTGGCTTTCACCAATTTGCACCATTGCCACGCTGATAGCAGATTGCAGGCCAGCAAAATCACCGGACAGTGTGTCAAGTTGTTTTGCTGCAACTTCAGCCGCTTGACCGTTTGATTGAATGCGGCTTTCCATTTCTTCAAGCGCGGCACTGCCTTGTTTTAACAGCGCGGCAAGGGCGGGCCCTGCTTCTGCGCCAAAAGCTTCAATTACTTGTGTTGATGAAATTCCGCGACTTTCAAATTGTTTTAAAATGTCAACAAGTGGTAAAAATTCGCCGCGACTGTTCTTTATGTTAATTCCCAGATCGGCGGCTTTATCGCCCATTTCCACAAGAATTGCACGTAACCCGGTTCCTGCCTTTTCGCCGTTTCCAAAGGCAGAGGTCAACACCGCAAGGCTCGCCGTTGTTGCCTCGAAGGATTGTCCTAGAGCCGCTGCCGTTGGCCCCGCATTCCGCATTGCAACAGCAATGCGCTCAGCATTCAAAGCTGATGCACCGATAGAGGCTGTGAAAACGTCAGCAACGCGCGAGCTTTCGTTAGCACTGATGCCAAAAACATTAAGTGTTGACGTTAATGTTTCCGTTGCCTGTCCAAGCTCGGCTTGTGCTGCCTCTGCAAAATTCAGTGTGTTTGGCAACGATGCAATTTGTTCTTCAACGGTTTGGCCACTTGAAGCCAATGCATAAAGCGCCTCAGTTGTTTGTTTTGGATTATAGCGCGTTGTTGCCGCTGCCATTAGTGCCGCGTCACCAAGTTGCATTAACTCTTTTGCTGTTGCACCGGAAACAGCTTGAACGTTTTTAAGCCCTTGTTCAAAAGTTGCAAATTCTTTGGCGGCACGAATAAAAAGACCAGCCGCAACCGATCCGGCGATGGTCCCGGCGATTGCACTGGTCTTTGATAAGGTTGTGTTAAGTTTTTCAAATTCGGCGCGGGCGTTTCTTGGCGCTTTTGACAAAGCTTGATCAAGCTTGCGCTCCAAACTAATGGCTCTCTTTTCGGCCTCGCGTGCCCCCTTAATCAAGGGGTCCATGTTGGCTTTAATTAAAACTTCAACTTCGGCCAACGTCGCCATTTATTTCTTGCCCTTGTTTCCAAACGCCGCAATAAATTCTTCTGCGGTGCTTATTGGCTTCTTTTTGTCTTTTTTGTTTGAGCCATGCAAAATTTCAAGCTTTTCCAGTTGACCTTCGTAAGCTGTTGTTATATCGGCCATATTTGCAAATTCGAATTCATTAGGACGCCAATTTAGCCAACCGCCTGCAATTTTCCACAACCATTCAAGAAATTCAGCATGGCTCATGCCTCCCCCGCGTTGGTCTCCTCTTCTTTAGGTTCGCGCCCACCATTGATCAAAAGAGTCAAGTACTTGGTGCATGGCTCAATCAAGTCCGAAAGGCCATATTCAAAAATTGCTTTTTCGAGTGCCGCCGTGTCGTTCTTGTCCCAAAGTTCTGACTCGTTGCGCCGCGTCCCGGCTTTGAGAATGCCAAAAATCGCAGAGTATTCCATATTATAAAGTGCAGAATAAACCGAACGTGCGCCGCCCATTTCTGTCAAAACCGTGCGCAAGGCGAAAGGTGTTGGTTTTAAAACAACCTCCACCCCGCCAAGGCCGTTAATTGTGACCTCGCCTTGTTTAGCCATATCTTAAGACGCCGTTGAATTGACAATAACGAGGGGCTTAGTGATTGAGATTGTCACGTTGCGCTTGACAACATCGTTTGCACCGCCGGGACCTACATTATTTGTCATTACTTTGCCGGAAAAATAAATAATTGCATCATCACCAGCGGCTGCCTGCTTGTTTGGCAAAGTCACCTTAAAGTGCCAATCTAAGACGCTTTCATCTGCTGCGGCTGTGACGATGTGACCTTGGCCGGTATCGGTGTCGTCATATCCGCAAACGATCTCAAGGTCACCATTGTCGTTGATGCCTTTAATTTTGTCACGGATGCCCGTACAAATATCATCAAATGTGACAGATTCAAAACTTGTGCCGAAATCGCCAATGGTTTCGAGCGGGCAAACGGCTGCAAACGTCAGCGCTCCATAGCCCGAAGCGTCAAACGAGGCAGGTCCCGCGTTTGTGGTGCTGATAGAAAAGCTTGACCGCGCGGTTGTGAAAATGGAAGCCATTTAGTTTAATCCTTTTTAAAGATTTGGAATGTGACAGTCACGCCACGCGCAACCTTGGTAAGATCATCAGTAGGGAATGGAGTCGGTCCGTTTGTTATCGCTTGCACAAGATTCCAGCCGGCCGGCATAGTAATGTCAGTGCTACGCAAACGCGCAAATTTGTCTTGCAAAAGAAAAGCAATGTTCTCAGTTGTGCGGTAATTTGCGGCTGTGTCGTTTGAACCATAAACTGCAATGTCATAGACAGAATTTCGATAAAGTCCGTCAATATAGTCATTGTCGTTTGCCGTGATTTGTGGCGAAACAATCATCATTGGATAGGTTGCAGTTGTCGGGACCGGCCTGCGCGTGAAAACGGCTTTTTCGGTATTGAAGGTTGATAGGTCGTTCGTGAGTGCGCCATCGGCAATTATAAAAGCGCGGATTTGCGTTGCCAAATTTATCATCTTTATGGCCTTGCTTTGGAAATGCCTCGCGCAACCGCGTCTTTAAGCCCTTGCTCAATCGCCTGCTTGTTGTTCGCAAGTGAGGGGCGGGCGAAAGGGCGTGGTTCCATTTTTTGAGTACCAAACTCAAGCCTCGCTGCATTTTCGCCGCGAGCAACGAAAGCACCGACAAAGCCGCCTTCACGAATTTCTGAATCAAATTGCGATACTGTTGCGCCAGTGTCACTTGCAAATGGTTGGCCGGGCGCTGACGATTGGTGCTCTACGCTGTTCCGCCGATAAACGCGGCCCGTCTTTTCTGTATTAAAAACAAGATCGACGGCCCCAGTTACAACGTCTTCTGTTTGTCTCACGATTTCGCGCTTAACTTCTTTCTCAACTGATGCAAAGATGCTTTTGTTGAATTTAACGGGCATGGGCCTCAAGATGACTATCGAAGGGATAAAATGAAATGGATGAAGATGTTTTTAAACCCGAAACGCCTGACATTCCGCCGACGCACGTGCAGGATCAATCTTAATAGAGCCACGAAGTTTATAAGTCCCAAAATTGGGAAAATTGACACTATCGTTTTTCTGTGGCTCTACTTCTGTATTGCCCAAAATCAAAACAACCTTTGCGTCTGTTTCGGGAATGCCTGCCGCAACTCTGTAAGCGTCTGAATATTGATCGATGAAACCTTCACAACGGTAGTTCACGGCTGCACCAACAACTGGATCACCGAAAGCGTCAACGCCGGAATCTGTGACACGTGACAAAGTTCCAATTAAAAGTTTTTCCTTAAACCCGCTGGCAATCGCCAAGCGAATCCTGCTTTGCAGAAGCGAACCACCGCCACCAAAAGCCGCCCCAGAGTCTTCAACCAAAATCGTCGGCGCGGTGGTGGCGTAAGGGTGGAGATCAGATAATCGGCCTTGTGCGCCCGCCGCTTCTGCGCCCCAGCCTTCAAAAATTTGGCGCTCTGCAATCGACGGCTCGCCACCCGCAACAACAAGTTGATAGAGTTTACAAGAACGACCTTGTGCGCCATTTGAGAAAAGACGAAAAAGCGTGTTCCAAGCAACGTTGTTCCCTGTTGTGTCATCCCAGACAAGAACGCCGTTTTTCCACAATTCCATTTTGCCGGGAACGGAAAGAATCATCCAGATATTTTTTGTGGACGTGTTTCTGTTCCAGCCGAACGCAAAAGCTCCGCCGGTTACAAGTCGCGGTGGAGCAAATGCGTTATTCGACGAACCGAACGACATTTGGAAATCGGTTTCGTTATTTTCTGCACGTGGTGTTAAGTCGTTGCCGCCAGTTCCCCAACTCGCCAAAACGGGCGCGGCAAAAATTGGCGCTGGATGATCGTAGTCTTCAACAAAAAAACCAAAGCCGCCATTTGGCAAAAAGTTTACCGGGGCCGTTGCGCTCATTATGTCGCCAAAGTCGGCATCAACATAGTTCCGCGTTCCGTCGTTTACAAGATTCGGGCGTGTTGCGCCAGAAGCGGCAAAGGTTAATGGATCGACCGTTGCAATGCGGTCTTCCCAAGTGTTTATTTCCTCACCGGTTACGTCAATGCTTGGTCCATGTGTGGGATCGAACCAATACGTTTGCCCGCTGTAATCTGACGGAGCCCATGGACGCAGTGCCATTTATTAGCCCTCTTTCCGCGGTCTGCCTCGTTTTTTTGGTGCTTCTGGTGCTTCTGGTGCTTCTGGTGCTTCTGGTGCTTCTGGTGCTTCTGGTGCTTCTGGTGCTTCTA